AAAAGTTTCCTTTGATAGCTTCTTATCACCCTTTGTTAATCGTTTTAGACTTCTAGCACCAGACATTTAATCACCTTATCTTTGTAAGTGGAAGTAATGCTATCTTTTCATAAGGAACTTCACCACCACCCCCTGCTGCATTTGCATCTACCCATTCCAAGCCCACCGGGTCTAGTGTTTTATTCCACCCAAACTGCTGATAAAGAAACCTTAATTGAAGTTTCCAGGTTCTAACCCATCCACTTTTAGAACTGTACTTTATTTCCCTGCTTGCTCTAGGTCCATCAAATAAAACTGTTTCAGCATCAGCACCAAAAATACCATCTGTGTTAACCTTACCTATGGATGAACGTAGTAAAGCAAACTGTGGGTTATAGACCCGTGGTAATTCTACATCGTAAGTAATGGTGGGTATACGTATATGCTTCTTCACAATCCTAGAACCACCACCAGCACCCGGTGAAATTTCCACCTTAACGGGAACTACCAAAACTTCTACGCTAAAATCTAGGCTTTCAATTAAATAAGTTTCATCAAAATCATCATCCTTATCTTCTGGTTCTTCATAGGGCATGGTTTCATAATTAATGGTTATTTTTGCATCTGTAAACTGTATGGTTTCATGGAAACTATAATTAGCAGAACGTGAACCCATAGGTTCTACATCTACAGAAGCTACCTTAAGCTTACTTAAATTGGGCCATGGTTTAGAACTGGACCAGATAGCATCATCACCATAAGTATTAAGCCCACCAGTTAAGTCTGTAACTGTGTCTTCTACATCCACCCAAGGAATCTTACCCACCCTTGTACCAGAAATACCTTCTGGGGTGTAACTTAACTTGGGTTCTGCAATCTCTTCTATAGTGGCTACTGCCATGGGTTAAACTCCTTTTAATTTTTTCCAGGTTAAGCACCTACTAAAGCACCACCACCCACTGCATCTACAATTCTATCAGCATTTTTATCTGCTTGCTTGTTTCCTTTTTCCATTATCTGTACTTGCTTTTGCAGTATGGCAGCTTGGTCTTTACCGTCTTTATCCTTAAATGCGTTTTTAAGGTTCTCTTTAAACATATCAGTTATGGATTTAAACTCTACCTTTACTTCTACTTTCTTCTTCATATTGTCTGCTGCAAAGTTCATCTGCTCAAAATTAGAAGCAGTCTTACCAGCTTCTACTTTAGTGTCTGCCATATCTTTTTTAACCTTTGCCACAAGTTCTGCCCATTCTTTCATAACGGGTAATTCTCTAAACCCTTCAAATTCTGGTAAAGGTATTTCTATATCGTCAAAATGTTTTCCTATGTTAGACTTATATTTCTTTGCAGTATCTGATACCAGTGCATGAAGCCTATCACTTTTTCCGGTAGTAAGGGCTTCCCATGCCATGGATAAAGTATTACCTATGTCTGTAGCCAGTTCCATAAATATTTCCCCTGCCATTTTTGCGAAAGACCAAGCTTCCTGCAAAGCAAAGTTAAATATCTTTCTGAAAACAGGCATAGCATAATCACGTAGAAAAGCCCAAGCCTTTTGCCCAATTAAAGGAAGGTTCTTAAAAAACCATTTTGCTATGTTCAATGCATTTTTCCATACAAACCTTTGATATTCCAGGTATCCCTGCCAAGCTGTACGCGCGATAAGTACAAAGGCTTGCTGTGCTGTTTCCCATTTACTGAACATAGCTATAACTATTCTAAGCCTATCAGCACTAGCCCTAACGAAACTACCAAAGCTTTCACCCCACTTTTTCAAGTGGTCTATGTTACTGTTAATGTACCCTAGTATTCCGTTAAACATATCTACGATAGCTTCAAGTGCAGGAATGAAAAGCGTACCTACTTTTGCACCTATATCTTTAAGCAGACCCCATAGCCTTTTCATCAGGTTAGCAAAGCTACCAGAACTTCTTTCTGCATCACCTTGTGCATCAGTAGTACCACGTAGAATAATGTTCCATCTAGCTTGGGCTTTAGCAGCTTCACTAGCTGATGATTCCATACCCTTAAAACCCATAGTAGCCAGTTCAGCTTTAACTGCTGTTTCATTAACTACTACACCATATTTTTTCATTACTTCACCACTGCCAGTTAAAGCTGCATGCAAATCATTTATAACGTCTGCATCTGCTTTATTATTGAAAGATGCCAAGTCTACACCTAGCTGTACTATCTGTGTAGACATACCAGCAGCAGCATCTTCTGTATACCCAAGTGGTTTAAGTAAATCCCCGGTGTTAGCTACAAAGGATTTTAATTCGTTCCTAGAACGTCCTAGAGTCTTTGCCATATCATCTAGTACAGGGTTAAGCTTAGTGCCTACAGTTTTAAAAACCACGTTAAATTTATTGTCTACTTCAGTGGCATCTGAAGCTAACATAACCGTAGCTTTAATAGCTTTAACCAAACCGTATACAGCAGCAGCAGCAGCTACAGCAGCTACAGCTATTTTTGCAAAGCCCATTTTTGCAGCAGAACCCATTTTTCCCATGGACCCTGATACTTTCCCCATATCAGCAGTACCCACTTTAGTGAAACGTCCTAAAGAATCCCTAGCACGTTCTGCACCTTTCTTAGTTCTACTAAAGGCTTGCTGTACACCATCATCTTTAGCGACGATGGAAAAATAAAGACTACCTATCTGGTCCATGGTTTTCTTTCTCCTTTAGTTTTTCAGCTTTCTTTTTTTCTATTAAAGCTTTGCTTTCTTCCGGTGATAACCAAACCGGACCATACATAAAGTTATGGGGTGTTTTACCAGTGCCATAGATAATTAGTTCATCGTAGCTTAAGTTAGTTATAACTTCTGGGGTCCACCCAAATCTTTCTGCTATGTTATTAAATAGCTCTACCTGCCATTTTGCTTTTTCCTCTTCCGTTTCTTCCTTCTGGGTATCGGTACGGTAGGGTTTGCTTTAATGTACTCTTCCCTTCCAGAAACCCTTTCTATGGTTTCCATGATTAAAGTAAGTTCACCTATGGTAAGTTCTGTTTCTGGATTATTACTATCGAATAACTTATAGAAATCTTCCCACTTGTCCCTATAGGTTTCATTGTTCTTTCTTACACTGCGCCAAAAAAGGAAAATAACACCATCACCACCTTTAGCTTCATTCCAGTCTTCAGCACCCATGGGGCTATTAAGTCTTTGGTTATCTAACTTAAGTGCTTCTTTAGCCAGTTCTAAACGTTCTTCTTTACTGAATCCTTTAAAGGCTTCACTTTCTGAAAGAGCATCTATAGCAGAAACCATACTACGCTTTAAAAATTGGTCTGCTTCATAGAAGTCTTTAGGTCCAAGTGGGCTTATCTGCCATTGTCTACCCCTAACTTCTACATACTTTGAAACCCCAGATACTCTTTCCTCTTGTGTAAGTGCTTGGTTATCCATAATGTTTTATAGCTCCTTTGATTTCTGGAAGTTTTCCAGGTGTAAAAATTAACTAGCTGCTGCCCATGTATAAGCACCATGGGTTTCATAACTAATCTGAAAGGTGGTAGCTTCACCAGTATCTACGTTTACCCCTATCTGCAAGGAAGTAACACGTACACTACCGCTAAGTTTTCTGCTTCCACTTGCAATAGTTAAAATTACGTCCACTAAATCACCTTCACTAAACAAGGTATCTATATCTACACTAGAAGAAATTTTACCTTGTATACTTCCTGAACCTTGCTTATTACCACTTACTGTAGTTTTATAACCACTAGTGGAACTGGTAGCAAAGGAATCATTGTCTACCGTTCCTGTAAAATCCCACTGTGTAACCTCTAAAGCTGTGGGTGTAGAACCATATTCTACTGTTCCATCTTTTCCACTTACATGGGTTTCTGCTGCCATGGTTTAAGTTCTCCTTTAGTTCTGGTATTCAAATCTAATAAATGCTTCAAAAAGTCCATCGGGTGCTTGTAACCACCCAAGGCTAGTACGATGTAAAAAAAGTTTAGGTACTCCTTCTAGTTCAGGGTTTTCTAAAACGTCTGCTGCTGCATCCCTTAATGCCATAGCTTTATCTAAATCATCATCTGTAAAAGTTATCTGGATGGTAAACATATCAGAAACTTTTTCAGTGGTTCTATAAATTACATCACTGCTTACAGGTTCAAAAATTATGGCATAGGGTGTTTCCAATTTCACCGGGGTAGTTTCCCCTTCTGGTAAATACTTGTCTGGGGCGCGTCCAGTAAAAATTTTACTGGTGGGCAGTAACCCTAAAGATGCTACTGATTCTTCCCATACTCTATTTATTTCTGAAAATATATTAGCCATGATTAAAGTTTTCCTGCATGCTTTCTAAAAGCTTTAGCTGCTGCCCTTTGACAACTAATCTTAATACGGGTTTTGTTTTCTCTAATGGTAACACCTAAAAATGGTCTAGGTTCTAAATTAGCTCTAGGCGCACCATATTCTAAATAGAATCCGTAGTAGGCATCTTCTGTAGGTGCTATGTATACTTCTAAGGTTTTACGGTTAACCTTGTAAGCTATGTTAGCCCTTAAGTTACCTGTACGTTTATGGGGTGGTTCACCCGGTGAAGATGCAGGTGGAAAGGGTACGTTAATAGCTCTACGTATGTCCTGCACTACATGCTTACCACTACGTTCTAAACCATCAGCTACTGCTGCCCTTACTTTCCATGGGGCTTTGGTGGACCATTTAAAAGTTAAATCATCTATCTGTAACATCTTTAACCCCCTTCTAAAGGAGCTATAGAAGTAACAGCATCCACCACTACATAAGAATCTAGTTTAGAAAGTTTAGACACAGCATTAACTTTGTACTGGTTATCACTGCTATCTATGATTGTATCACCGGGTTCTATATCCGTACCTTGTGGGAAGAACAATTTATGGGAAACTTCTACATCCCGTTTATCACCCTTCACCATAAGCTTCTTCTGCATATCCTGTACAATGGTTTCTACACCAGAAGCTACGGTAGTTAAGGTAGCAGACACAGCACCATGGGAACCTTTTTTCCAGGTGCTACGTTTTATGGTAACAGTTTCAGATATGTTACTATTGAAGTCTACCAGTTTACACCAGCACCTGTAGCGGGTTTCTAAGGTAGCTGTGTCTACTGCAAGCACTACCCAAAGCTTACTATCATCTGTAATTGTATCACCGGGTTTAGGTTCATAGTCTGTATCTGCTATATCCAAATTAAACTTAACATCTGAAATAGTGTATACACCATTAGATGCTTCAGCTTCCTTAAGGCTTACTTGTCTAGGTAATGCGTTATCTACTTCCTGTTCCGTAGCTGTACCAGCTTGGGTAACAGTAACAGTAGTTAACCCGTCAAAGTATGCTAAATCACCAGATACGTCTATAGCCATGGTTTACCCTTTATGTATAGATGCTAGTAAATTCTTCAGCATTAGAACCAGTTTCCATATCTATCTGGTCTTGCATGCTTGCTTCAGTTTCGCGCATGGTCTTTAAATAAGATTCCCATGTTACGCTTTGCCCATCTATATTATACGATGGTTTAGGGTTTGTAGTTAGTTCCGTAATTATGGTTCTAACTTTCAGTACTTCAGCTTCTAGCCATTCTAATCTAGTCGTCATTGTTTTTAACTACTCCGTTATCATCATAAACTAAATCAGCTAGTTCTGATGCTGTTATAGGTTTAGCTTTAAAAGTATGTTTAGTCTTACTAATCCTGCATACTTCCCTGTACCTAGTTACAGCTTCTGTTTCATTAGAAGCTGTAACTACGATACTAGGGGCATCCTTAAGGGTAACTAACCACTTGCTACCATTACGTTTTTTTCTGATAGTACCCTTAACCGTTTTCTTCTTAGTAGTTTTCTTTTTAATAACTTTCATAATGTTTTATAGCTCCTTTGATTCATGGAAGTTTTTTAGACTAGTCTGTAACTAGTCCTGTTTCATCACTGTAATTAAGTTCTTCCAGTTCTTCCGGTGTAATCTCTTCAATTTTAAAAGGATTAACATTACTACCGGATATACCAGTTACAGCATGGTATTTACTAATTGCTTCATCTGTAGAAGCACAAGTACAAACTATAGCAGGACAATCTTTAAGGGTAACCAAAACAGTTTTAATAACTACTTCTGCTTCCCTCTTTAGCCTTGCTGCTTTTAGTTCTTTAGCAGAACCTGCTACAGGTTTAGTTTCTTTCTTTTTTGCAGCAGGTTTTGTATCCTTCTTTCTAGCCATGTAATAACTCCTTTTCAGGATTAAAAATTTTCCAGGTTAAAAATTAGGTAGCTGCTTTATAGTTCTTACCAGTAGCTCGGGGTTCTGTAACAGCAGGTATACCACGTTCACTAGCTTTAAACCTAGCTACTATATCCTGTTCAAATTCCTTTTCACTATTGGAAGGTGCTTGTACCACTGTAAGGGGCCAATTTTCCATCCATGCAAAAGCTTTCTGGAAATCACCATGGAACCAAAAATCTGCACTGTTAGCTGCTGATTCACCAGAAGCAATCATGCGCCTATAGGCATGCTTACTTACAATCAGTTCATAATTTTGAACAGGGTTAGCACTAACGGTAACTTCACCAGCAGCACCTTCTACACTTCTAACTTCACTTGCACCAAGCACTCGCCTAAAGTGGGTTTGTCTTGCAGGCATGCAAAGGATTTGGTTAGGTGTTACGTTAATAGGTTCACCAGTATGGGGGTCCAGCATATCATTAAATTTCTGTTCACTGGCATCTATCCTTTCCCACCCGGTAGCTACTACATCCATACCGTTACTGCTAGTAACGTTAATCCACGGTGTAGCAGTCTGGTAAGTATCATAAGCTGTACCTTTCCAGGTGTAGTTATTAGTAATACCTAACACCATATCCAGAATAGCTTTTTCTTTATTAACCCCCATAAGTTCACCCACTTGGGATGCATTACGGAGTACCAAACCAGTCCTATCGAAAAATACAGCTTCCTTAGTAACTGAAACAATGAAACCCTTTTTAGTAGTGGCAGGGGTTTCTATGTAGTCTTCACCAAATCCAAGTTCAGGATATGGCATACCCTCTTTTACTTCAGTAACGTTATCAGTGATGCCTGTAATACCGGGGATTTTTTCACCACTGAACTTAGTAGGAATAACTTTAACAAGCCTATTCCAAACTAGCGTAGCAGCTTCATAACCACCCAGAATAGCACTGTAGATAATTTGTCCTGTAATGTTATTGAATAGGGTACTATCTACTGCACCCCCTGCTTCCATTACAGAAGTGGCCCCTGAAGGGTCAAAGAAAACTTTAATACCTTCAGCACCAATAGAGTTACCGTTACTATCCACTATAAGGGCTTCTGCTAAATCCCTGATACTAAAATCTTCAGGGGCTACATGCTTTTCTTCCAAAGCTTCCTGCAAATGGGCTACTGTTCTAGCAGCACCATCAGCAGATACGCGCTTTTTAAGTTCATTACAGTTAATCTTTTTAACCATTCTAAATTTCTCCTTTTATCTCTAGTTAATTATTTTAGTAGTCAAAGTTTAGGTATCAATTTCATACAGACCACGTAGCACAGTAGACATAACTTCTACCTGTACTTCAGTAACTGCTGAACCTTCACGTTTAGCTACTCTACCAATAGCCAATTTTTCATCTGCCACAGCTACTACTTTCTGATTCTCTAAAGCATTACCAGTAGCTTTAGCTGGACCTACCAAAGCCCCAAGTTCAAAAGTAGCAGAAGCACAAGTGAATTTAAAAATACCAGCCCTAGCCATAAGCAAAGTATCAGTATCACCATCTGCTGATGCTTCTAAAGCTACACCAGCAAACAAGGCTACAAATGCAGCTTGCGTAGTGGCTAAATCGGTATCCCAAGTAAAATCATCAGCAGGGTCTGGTACACCTGCTGTAATACTCAGTAAATCACCCTGTTCAATAACGGTAGCTTCTACAATAGCTTTAGTAGTTACTGCTTTTTTGCTACCCCTAACATAGTTATCATAATCAGACATAGTACATTTTCCTTATGAAGATTGTGTTAACTAGTGTTTAGGTATCAAGTTCATAAAGACCACGCATAACAGCACTGAAGATTTCTACTTCTACAGTAGTAACGTTACTACCAGCGCGTTTATGGACTCTACCAATAGCAAGCTTTTCATCAGCTACCGCTACTACCTTTTGGTTTTCAAGTGCATTACCAGTAGCTTTAGCTGGTCCTACTAAATCACCTACTTCAAAAGTAGCTGCTGCACAAGTAAACCTGAACACCCCACTAGTAGCCACTGTAATGGGGTCTGTGTCACCACTTCTACTACGTCCTTGGGCTACCCCAAAGAACAAAGCGCAAAATGCAGCTTGGGTAGTAGCTAAGTCTGTATCCCAAGTGAAATTATCAGCAGCATCTATAACCCCTGCTGTCTGTTCTACCAAATCACCCTTTTCAATAACTACTGCTGTAGCCACTGCTTTAGAGGTTTTAGGCTTAATGTCGCCATGTACATAACTGTTAAGATTATCTGCCATGTTCAAATTCTCCTTCTATATCGTTTTTAAAATTTTTCCAGGTTAAAAATATTAGTTAAGACTTCAAACCTTTAGCCCATTCTTTAGAATCCTTGTAAGTGGATTCTTTAACGTTATGGATGTTAGGTTTGTTATCTTCCAAATCACTTTCTTTTTGCCACTGCTGTACAGTTTCCAGCACTTCCTTTTTAGTGTCTAGAGTAGCAAGCATTTTTCTTTGCTTGGCATCAGGCTTAAAGCTTGCTGCATCACAAACTTCTAACACTGATTCCAAAGTAACGGTATCAGATTCATTATCATCTGTACCTTCTTCATCATCGTCTATAGACTGCATATCACCTTCACCGTCTGAACCTTCAGCAGGTTTTGCTTCTGCTGTACCACCGGGGATAAGTTCTTTAAGTGCTTTGATTTTTGCAGCTACAGCTTTAATGGTAGCTTTAAGGTCTAGGTTTGGGTTTTCCAAATCACGTTTGATAAGGGTTAGTACTGCATCTACATCAGAAGTAGAAGTAGGGGCAGCTTCACCACCACCTGCACCTTCTTCCATCTCTTCCAGCACAGCTTTAATGTCTTCATCTTCAAAGCCCTTACCCTCTAGGGTAGCTTTGATTTCATCAGCACTAAAACTACTTTGCTGGTTATCGCCATTAGATTTCTTTTTTCTAACTTTCATAGGTTTTCTTTCTCCTTCTTTAGATTCAAAAAGGCTAGATACAGTAGCAGGGTCTGCTACTACGTCTACGGATTTTACGCTTAAGATGCTTTCACATACTCTTCTTTTATTCTTCATCGGAAACAAACGCGCAGTAGCGTTATGGGATAGACCCACATTACCCGGTGAATTTTTAACATCGTAAATAAACTGGGGTGCTAGACGATGGGCTAGGTTAAAGTGCAAATCCCCAAATAAACCTTTTCCTTCTACAAGCCTAACGTTTCGTAAGCTACCAAATCTATCTGCATAGCTTCTTTCTGCATGGGGCTTGTTTCTAGGTGGGTGGTCTATGTTTACTTTTGCACCTTCATAAAGTTCTGTAGCTTCTGCTAAAGCCTTATCAGGGTAGTCTACACCGTTTGCAGATTTGTTACCGATAATCTTTACACCTTCCACTACACCTTTATCTTCATTAAGTTTTCCAGGTGCAAAATCTACACTTTCTAGTACGTCAAAATTGGGCATGGTAAATACTCCTTTCTGTGCTGTATGTAGTCTATTAACTCCTTTCTATGCAAGAGCAAAATTTAAACTAGTATTCCTTGTACCATAATTCTAAACTTCGTAATTCCACTTAAATTATCTTGAATCCCAAACCGTATAGAATAACCCGATGGTATCTCTACATACTTACCAGCTTTGTTAACAGTGAACCTAACAGGAAAAGCATCATCCCCTGCTGCTGGATGTATGATAGAATCTACCCCTGCAATATTGGCAAAATCGTTATTGCTCTTTAACGTTTTTCCACCCAGAAAATCTAAGGCTTGGTTTAAGTCTGCATCTAAAACTTCTAAGGTACACCCGGTAGTAAGTGCTGCAAGTCCTGCAAACTTCACCGGGGTTATGGACCCATCTACAATAGTAAAATTAATTCTAGATAGATAGAATGTTCTTCCACTAGGTACGATGTAGAAAAAATCTTTAGTAACTACAGAAGCATCTACATTAATTTCTACAGATGCCCCCAGACCATCTAGGGATAAATACTTGTATACAAAATTTTCTGGTGCTACAGAATCTAAATTAATAGGCATAGTTAATTACTCCTTTAACTAGTCAAAATTCCCTGCACCATTACATGGAACTTTGTTACGGTACTTAAATCATCGTTCACAGTAAAAACTATTTTATAACCTTCTGGAAGACGCATATACTTTCCAGCTTTGTTAATGGTAAACCGGACTGGTAAAGCATCATCACCAGATGCAGCTATTACTATAGAATCCGTACCAGCTAAAGGGGCAAAGTCTGAATTATCAGATAGCAATTTACCGTCTGTAAAATCCAGTACTGTATTACTATCAGCATCTTCTATATAAAATTCACAACCATTTGCACCTAGTGCTGTAAGTCCTGCAAACTTGGTAGGTATCATTGAACCATCTACAATATTAAAATTAATTCTAGATAGGTAAAACGTTTTTCCGTTAGGTACAGTGTAGGAAAAAATCTGTGATTCTAAAGAACCATCTACCATTAGTTCATAGTCACCACCTGAATCTTTTAACCATTCATATACAAAATTTTCTGGGGCCACAGAATCTAAACTAATTGGGCTAGCCATAGTTAATTACTCCTTTTTGCTTTTGCTGCATCCTTCTTAGCTTTAAGTGCTTTCTTCTTTTGTCTAGCTCTACGTCTAAGAACAGATGCAGACGATTCTTTTTTAATACTGTTAACGGGTCTTAGTTCCCCTTCATCATTTATAAAATCAAAGTAGCTTGGTTTCTTTCCAGACTTTGCAAGCTTCCTTTGCATAGCTTCAAATCTTTCTTTACCCACTATCTTTTTCTTAGTGGCTAAAGACTGTTTATTAAACCACCCTTGGTACTGTGCTGTACTTACCCTTGGTCCTTCTTCTAATTGTTCTGGCATCTTTCCGGTAACAAGGGGAACATACCAGCACCTACAGTTAGGTTTGTCTGGTAACTGTGGTCTATCAGATGCTTTGTATTTACCCTTCCCTGCATCCTTGTAATAAATTCTTCCAGCGCGTTTTGCGTGTTCTGGTCTAGTTCTTTCGTCCAGTGGGTTTTGTATTTGAAATGCATAAATACTATCTTCAAACTGTTCAAATACTTTTTCTCGCATTTCATTATCTATACGCGCGGATTCTGTTCTAATAACAGTTCTAAGCCTACCGCTAAAAGCTTCTATGTCTGGTTTCACTTGGTTTAGGATTGTATCAGCATCCTTACCTTCTTCCAGCATATCCAGAACTTTAGAAACTACTTTCTTATCTTTGGTGTTCTTAGTCCACTTGCGTATACGTTTAGTTACTTCCTTACGGTTAACTATGCTTTCTACTTCTTTAGTGCTTGGGGTTTTCCTTCTCTTGCTACTCTTGCTTCTACCCTTCTGGGGCTTCTTCTTTCTAACCTTTAGCTTCTTAGCTTCAGGTTCTTTTAACCCCTTGGATTTCTTCTTAGCTTCCTGCACTGATTCAGTAACGGAAGTTCCAGGTGATAAATGCCTATCTAGAATATCGAAAGCATCATTGTAAGAAGGTATTACTTTAGACGTAATTTCTTTTAGTGCTTCCTCTTCCCCGGTTAATAGGATTCTATTTAAAGCTACTTCTAGCTGGTTACGATTCTTTACACCACTACGTACAAGGGAAGCAAAAGCTAACCACTTTTCACTTACCTTACCAGTGAATCTTTTAGCCTGTTCTATATCTTCGTTTATCTGGCTACCTACCAGTATTGCTAAATCTGTGTTAATAGCCCTTTGTAGCTTTGTTAGCTTTGGCATTATTTAACTTCTTCCACTGGTGGTTTCATGGTATCGGATTTATCTATAAGGTTATCTGCCCTTTCCCTACTAATCTTGTAAAACAGCATCATTAACTGTATGGCAGTTTCCCTTGTTATAGACTTAGCTGTAAGCCTACCTAAAATTTCATTCATTCCAGTAATACCTGCTGCCATACTTAGCAAAGCACTTTCTTCATTTCCAGGTGAAGTAACGTTACCAGCAGCAGTATCTAGGTCTAGGTCTAAATCACTATCATCAAAAGCAGCATCTGCTTCTGCTGCAAAATTCATTTGTTCCTGTTCATAGTCTAAGCCTAGTTCACTACTTATAGTTTGCTTGGACTTAACACCCATTTCATTATACGTTTTGTTTTCATCACTTTCTTCTTTACTATCACGTATTACTAGGGTAGGTGGTTCCACAGATATTTCTATATGGTTAGCTGTATCCCTTGGTAACCTTCCAGTATCTATAGCATGTTCCATGGCAGCATTAAGTAAGTCTAAATCATATTCTTCTAAATCCCCCTGTTCACTTTGGAAACGTTTAGTGGCAGGGGATTCTGCTACAAGGGTACTAGAGTAATTAGCGTTAGAAGCATCTGAACCTACCATAAATTCTGGTAAATCTTGTGAAGCTGCTATAGCTCTAATTTCTGCACGTAAACAGTCTACAGGTTTGGCAGGGTCTAAACCTGCTGTAGGAAAATCATATTCTATTCCCTTCTTTGCATTAATCACTGCACCACCACCGGGTAACTTCTCTAGTTTTTCTGTGTAACCTGTTACCGGGTTTTCTATAGTGGTAGTAGTCTTAGCATTTACAAAGGACTGTACAGCAGTACTAGAACCCTGCATCTTTCTAACCATGGCTATGGCAGCTTGTGCCGATACAGTGTTAGACATATTTCTAAGCAGCTTCATAGCCCTATCAAGATTATTACGAATAGAATACAGGCTAGACAAACCGCGCGGAAATTCTGGGGCAGTGTTTACTTTCCTATGCTGGACTTCTTCAGCAGATACTTCTTCTCCGTTAATAATGTAGCCTATAACCTGTTCACCGTCTTCTTCATCATACACTACACCATACTTAACGTTTTCTCTTGTATCTTCCCCGGTGGAAAGGCTACGTATATCTAGAGTTCTAAAATCAGTCATACCATTAGAACGATAGAAAAGCCTTATAAGTACTTCACCATCCCTATGGGTTTTCCATAAGTTACTTTTGCTTTTCTTTACCCACTTGTTTCTTTGCAGCAGACGTTTTAACCATAGGCTTACAATCGGTACTAGTTCTTCAGCTCTATCTTCATCCACGGTATCTTGCTTAACTACAGGACTATAAGTAAAACCATTACCCACTATGTAAGTCTGAAGAACACGTAACAGGTTAATAGCAAATGGATTTTCTGTAGCGTTATAGCGTGAAACAATACGGATAGCTTTTAGTTCTGCTTCTGTTCTGTATGGTGTTTCTGATTCTTCATTAGAAAGCTTCATACCTAAATCTATCCACCTTGTACCATCGTTACTATCGAAATATGGTTCCAGTGGGCTAACCAGTTCATGGTTACCAATAGTGATATTGGAAATAGATTCTAAAGCTTGTAACTCTAGCTCTAGGGTTTTTCTATCTACCTGTTCCCTTAAGCTTTCTACGCTAGTGTTTTTCTTTTTAATTTTCATACTTGGTTTTCCTCTATTATGTTAAATAGAATCCTTGTAAACATTTCTAGGGAATCTGGACCATCATCATGGTCTGCTACTGGAAAATCCTTAAGCTGGTTTACAGCTATGTTAGAACCAGCAGACCTAACTACGTGTATCCTTTTTTGTGAAAGCAAGGGGCTTAGTCTACGTATACGCATGTTCTTATTAACCCGGTTATCTATGGGTACTATATGTAAATCTAAATTTCTTTCTTCAGCTTCTTCTTTGAAGTCTGCTTCAAATAAACTTTGGAACTGGTTAACTTCCAGAATAAGTACAGAAGCTTCTGATGCTTCATAAACGGTTAGCCCATCTGCTACGATTTTATCAGCACTTCTTTTTTCCAGGTTAAAATCTACGTATACATGCCCCCTTGCATCTATGCCCCCATAACAGATGCTACTGTAATCATACTTCTTACCATCCTTTCCTTTGGATGGGTCTATAGATACACCTGTTAAAACCAAGTTTTCCGGTAGTGAATCTATCCAGAAGGTATCATGCGTGAAGTACTCTTCTTCCCATTCACAAACTTCAGGATTAATCGGGTTACCCTGCATTTCTGCCAGAAAAGCCCTATGCCCAATTTCCGCGCGTAGCTGCATTAAAGCATACAAGTTATCCTTATCTGCCCATAAAATTTTATGCCCTAGGTCCATAGCCTTTTTATTGTCTAGGTAGAAACGTCTAGCAGTCTTTTCGCTAGTGGCATCATGGGGGTTACAATACAGTTCTTCCCACCTATCCCATAAGTCCATGCGCTTGGGCCATTTCTCTATTGCTCTAAAGGGTTCAGGCTTACCATCTTTCTTTTTCGTTTCCCATCCTGCCCTAGCAGTTAGTTCTGTGATAAGACATTCTTTATGTAGACTTGTACCCACTACAAAGAAATTAGTTTTAGCGTTACCCATATTAAATACTGTACGGTTAAACCATTCCTTAACCTTAATCCTTGCAGCATTACTTTCTATATGGGAATCGTTTTCTACATCGTCCAGAATAATTAATGATGGTCTGAATTGTTTAACCCTTCTACCACGTATCCTAGACCCTGTACCAAAGGCTTGGATAACTACACCGTTATTTAATTGGATATGGGCTTTTTGCCAAACCGGACCTACCCCGGTAGCGTATGGGTAATCCCTTCTTAAATCTATGTTAGCTTCCAGTTCATCTTTAATATTTTCCAGGTGACTACAAGCTTGTCCTTCTGTATCACTGATAAGTATTATGTACTTCTCTTTACCTTCCACAGCTTGCTTTAGTGCATAGGTAAAAGTACAGGTGGTAGACTTAGCACCCCCTCTAGGTCCAATAACTACAGCTTTAACACCCCTTACTGGAAACGTACTATCTAACAGTTCAGATACCCATTCATGCATACTACTAGGTTCATTGGTGTAGTACATGGGCAGGTACTTCTGCCCCCATTCAATGGTACTGGTTTCAGTTTCTATTTCTGAATGTACGCTAAACTGTTCTACTATCCGTTTACGGAAATAGTTAACGTCCAAGCAAGGGGTGTTAAATCTGTTCTTCATATTAAGTAGTGGCAAGTAAAATGTATACACTAAAAGTAACGTCTAGTACTGTGGTAACTTCTTCCATTACTAGACTGTTATCATTTGCATCTATAGGTGCTGCTGTTCCATTTGCTTCACATAACCAGCAGAATAAAGCATCACTACTATAGCTAGACTGTAACTGTATACGTTCATTTCCTGAAGGTGCTAAGTTTACATCACTGTTATCTGAAAAGAACTTAGTAGACGATATATCAATATTGTTAGTATGCAGTCCATTGTTCCCCGGTGTATTGGGTCCAAATGCAAGGATGCCTGAAACAGTAGGTGAAGTGGTTTTAGGTACATGGACTATAAACCCTTTAATTTCTGCTGCATCATCTAAGGCTTGTCCTAGTGCATCCAGACCAGCACCAGCACCTATATCTAGTCCAGCAAAATCATTTAGGTCTATAGTAATACTAGTACCAGCAGATAGAGTTTTATTCTTCATCCACCAAACCCTATCTACCTGCCCTTCACCATTACCAGTTTCAAATTCAATATCATTTATACCTGCTGATGTAGAAGCCCTACCATAAGTAGTATCAGTGAGTATATTTTTAATTAAAGTAGATAATGAAAAACCTACTTTAGCTTCTGCTTCCCTTGTACCCATAGTTTTATTCTCCGTTAACTTGGTTATCTCTAATTACTTCACGTTTAACTTCACTTTTGTTACCGTCTTTTTCGTATAAAGAATAAGTTTCCAGGTAACCTTTCTGAAGTATCCTATTATCTGTAAACCTTAACGTAGTAAGCTTTGGGTAGTAATGTTTACCTGCACTTTGGTAACCACCTAAACTTATACTGTAAGGTGAAATGCAATCTAAAAAAGTACAATCAAATACATTAAGTGTATCTAGTTCATCACAATAAATAGAAATTGGTGTAGTAATTCTTTCAAAAGTACATCCTTCTATTAACATTCCACCCCATGCTTTACACTTATCGTCTGCATGTACTTTAATTCCTATTGGAAAATCCCTTAGTACTCCTTCCCTTGTATCTACAATCTTTGCACCCTTAACGATTCCTTGCAGCTTTCCGTTAGTTTGGTTAGCCCAAAACAAAATACCGTAATAAGGTTTAGAACCTTTCTTAGTAAAAATTACAGTATCGTTTATGCTTTCACAATTATTACCCGTTTGGAAACCAATACCACAAAAGAAAGCATCTATAATTACGTTATCTTTACTTAAAACGTAATTGGTCTGTGTCTTTATTCCCCGTTTATCACAGAAAGCAAGTACATTACTTTCTATTACAAAATGTCCGTTATAGCCTTTGTTTAAAAGCCTGATACCATCAGCATCTTTTACGGGTGAAACGTAACTGATTCTATTCCCTTTTATTAAACACCTAGCATTATGTTTGGATAAATCCCTAGAGTTACTAACAGATATACCAGTACTGCTTTTAGCTGCTTCTATTCTTTCAACAATACAGTTAAGTATTTGAAAATCGTAATTACTATGGTTAAAAGAAATAGCACTTACGTTAGTGTTTTTATTTTTATCCCCTATATTCTTAACGGTAATACCATCTATGGTAGTGCTGGTAGTTCTCATTATATCCGTAGCCCTAGTACAGCACTTCTTACCATCTATGGTAAAGCCCTTCAGGGTTAGCTGGTCTGTATCCCTAACGGTAATAAAGGTGTACGTATCAGTTCCTTCTACCGGGGAAAGGATACCCTTACCACTAATGGTAAGCTGGTCCTTGTCTATAACCATGATGGACTTGGTTATAGTAACGTCTGTGTCCAGTACTAGCTGGTTCTGTTCTCCTTCTGGTAGTTCCTTGATAGCGGTATTGATAACTGCACTGTTATCTTTTCCAGGTTCTATTTTCAAGTCTGATACCTTAACTGTTTTTGCATAGAGCATGGAAGCAAGGATAAGACTAATAACCATACACAGTAATGTACTTCTAACTTTCATTTACTTAGCTCCTTCTACTAAATCACGATAGATAGCCTTTAACACTATATCCCCCTTGGGCAGTTTGCTAACATGCTTTTCTACGATTGTATAAATGCGTAGTACTTCACGTTCTATTTCCTGTTCCGTTAAAGCCCTTTCTTCAGTCCTATCTATGATTGCTTTAATAGCTTCTAGCTTTCCCCCTAAACCTATCTCTATAAGCTTTTCTGTAAGTAGGTCTGCTTTAGACTTGGTATCATCTGGGGTAGCAGAAAGCTTTTGTTTTAGAAGCTTTACCATAGATAAAGGTGCAGGGGGTACTTTACTTGTGGTGGTTCCCCCCTGCACCCTTCCCATCAAAGGAGCTATACGCTTTGTACTATTCTTCTTCTTTCGTACCTTCATATATAACGTTACCATCCTTTGATTTTATGCGTACCCGGTATTTTTGTGGTTTAGCTACAGGTACGTCTTCCACTGTGGGCTTCTGTGGGGCCACTACAGGGGCTTCTTCCTTTGGACCTAAAAACATATCAGACTTCAAAAGGAAAGCAGTAAGCAGTGGAGCAAGGACCACAAGGGCCACTACTGCCCATGCTGGTAATCCTTTATTGCTTTTGTCCACTTGTACTTTCATTTCATCATCCGTTTTAGGCATATCTATTGCATACCTAAAAGTTTCTTCTGATATGCTATTATTCCTTTCTAATTGGTCTAGCCAATACTTGTGCAGTTCATCCTTGTTAACCTGCTGTGGGTTCTCCTTTTCTTTCGTCTGTGTTCCCATTGTCTGTAGCTCCTTCCAATGGTGAATCTAAATTCAAAGGAGTAGTAAGTTCTGGTGTTAGTATCTTAGCTTGGTAGGTTTGAATTTGGGCAGTCAGTTCTTCACTAGACTTTTTCCCGTTATCTATAATAGATTGTGCAAGCTTAGTGTAAGCATCCATGGTTTACTACTCCTTTGGTTACGGTAGGTACGGTTATGGTCCTTGCTTTACGGGTACTTGTGTACCAGCATTAAAAGCAGCAAGGTCTGTAGCAATACCGGACTTAGCTACTTCCTTTGCTGCTGCTGCATCCAGCAAATCAGTAGAAGCCCATTTATCAAGACTTACCCTTTGCTGCAAGTCCATCATATTAACATGGGCGCGTGCTTGGGAAGTAACAATACTTGCCTGTTCCCCAAGCAAAATATCTTGCATGTTAACGGGTTCTCTTTCTGGCATTTTCTTTACTCCTTTTAAAAGTAGGGATGGAAAAAAACTTTACTCTTCAGGGATTACTTCTATAGTTAGTTCACCTTCTACTTCCTTTCTTACTTCCCCTGCTACAGCTTGGATAAACTGTTTATTGTTTATCACTGCTGCCATTACATCAGGGGCTTCTTTCAGTTCCAGGTGTTCTAATCTATTTTTAATTTCAGCTATACTAGCTTCTATCCCTGAAAGGTTTACTGAAGCTTCAGGTGGGTTATTACACTTTTCAGTAAGCTTTTGCAATAGCATTTTAATCTGCTGCATTTCCTGCTTTAGTTCCGTATCATCATACTGTGCTGGTTCTGGCACTGGTATTAACGGTGTAACAGGTTCCACTGGTCTAGTGGGCTGTGGTGTAGATATAGTGGGGTTACTTTTACCTAGCACCCTTTGGTGCTTAAACAAAGGTATATAAACCCTTGCCCTATTCCGGGGAAGTATACGTAGACCCTTACCCGGTGAATAGTAGTAAGCAGGTGCTTTAGCTTGTGGTGTAGGATATACAGGGTAAGCTGGTCTAGGTCTTACTGGTGCTGCTGGTATCATGCACTGCCCACCGTAGCATTGGGTTTTAGTAATACCACTAGGTTCATCAAAAGAAACTACTGAAGTGAACTTAGTAAAGTACCCTGTACGTTCTTCACCATGGGAACCCCAAGCTATACCTACTAAACTCCACGTATCGGTACGGAACACTGGACCCCCAGACCACCCTTCAGGAAAAGGAAAGTTTACCTTTCCACTAAAACCTTCTATCTGGTATGGGGGCTTACCTTCCCTGATACCATCCACCTTGATTACTGAACCACTACCCTTAGTAGCTGCAAGCCTACCGTTAGGGTAACCCGATACTGAAACTTTTTCCAGGTTACTTAGCGGTCTGGCATCCAGTAAAGCGCAGTGTACTTTTCCTTTGGGAACATAGACATAGAAAGCTATGTCTGGATTTTCATTAGAGTAGATGGGATACGCGCGGTAATGTTTACTGTGTCCTACAGTGCCTACTGATATGTAACACTTTTCAGGGTTCCTATTACTAAGCAGATGCCCACAAGTAGCAAGTAGTACAGTACCGTTACTACTCTGTAACAGGTTAACCCCAGACCCATAAGTAATACCATTACCTTCATCATATAGGGTAAGCTGAATTACAGAAGCATAGGCTTCTTTACTTGTTTGTCCTTTGGCAGCTACAGTAACCACAAGGGTAGTGATAAGCACAATCAAAAAAGCTAGTGCTGCCATGATGTTAAGCTGAATGTTTAAACGTTTCATTAGTTATCGTTCCTTACGTTTGTGGATAATGTTACTAGTTCCTTCCTCTATGTATTCATACTCTAGAAGTTCAGCAGAAGCTTCTACACATTTAAGATGAAATGCATATAAATCATCCATCTTAGAATGTTCCCTACAAACTTTTCTGGAAGGGTGTATAGTAGTCTTACCATCTGCTACTAGTTTATGCCCTTGTGGTCTGTTCATTAACTGATGGTAGCTATGCACTTCTTCCACGTTTGCCGGAATATGAACAATAGGGGAACCAAAAAATACGTATTCCCTTTTGAACAAAGACAACCACCGGAATAGAAATAATGGATGCCTGTAAACAGGGTCTGCTAGTATCATAGTTTTAACCCTGATTCCCCGTCTGTATAATTTCTTTGCTAACTGGACTGCACCCCACCCTGCACCCCATGAATAAGCATAGATATTAAATACAATCGGTTTATCATAGTGGTTAGAAAGTAACCACGCATACTCTGCTTGGGTGTTCCAATCGTCGTTCCATTCACGTAACCAAACCCTAGAGTATGGCCCATGGCAGAACTTAGCATCTACTAACTTTTCTGAAAGGGATAACACCCCATGGTAATTATTTTTATTTTGTCTGAAACCAGATATGCAGCAGTGTATGCTTATATGCTTTGCATCCCTGCTTTCTTTTTCATTACAAAGTAAATTCATAGTGTCCTTACCTTAAGAATACTAATCTATCATCTATAACGTAGCTTTCTTTGAAATCACCCAAAGCTTCACAGCAGCTTTCATGGGTAACTTCAGACCAGTCTATACTGTGCAAGGGGCTATGCTTGCTACCACCTGTTCTACCCTTGTAACCAAAGTTTCTATAGTCGTCTATTACTATCATATCGTTCTGGGTTCTAGTGCTAAGAATTTCTAGCTCTTGTAGTACGGGTGTTTCGTATTCACCCTTTGCACTATCACCACCTGAATAATGGGCATCCAAAAAGAAGAAAGCACTTCCTTCTACTTGCTGTAGATTATTCAGCAGTTCATCTAACCAAAAAACGCTATCACCAAAAAGCAGATGCACCTTAAACGGAAAATGCAATTTACTATCTACATGGGTGTAGCGTTTTAAACTTAGCTCTATACTCCACAAGTGCCTAAAGCATGCTTGCAGGTTTATTAATGTTTGTCCTTTACCTGTACCTGTTTCTATAAAGGTTTCAGGAAACTTAAGCTTCAGTACATCTAGGTACATACGCTTAAGCTTTTTAAATTGTTTGTATGTAATGCTTCCTGCCATACTAATAACTTTCTGCTATCCGTATTAAAGTTTCCAGGTGATGGGAAGACGTTACTGGTAAGTCCTTGCAAGTATTGAAAAAATGCTTTTCCCCCCATGTATTCAAACCATGATACCACCGGATATACAGCATGGGGTTATTTACTGCAATAGCTATCTGTTTTAGGTCCAGTCCACAAGCACTTAAAAATGCTGTGTCTTCACCCCTAGTTAACTGTGGATACTCTGCTATCATCTTAGTCTTATCGTAGAGTATCGTTCCTTCTATACCACCAAACCTTTTACGGTGTATATCACCCCGGTAATAGTAAGCTTCATCAGGTGAATAGAACTTAGCTCTAATCTGGTTAGCCAGTAAGCAGCATGGGGTGTTAAGCTTGTACATAGCTGCATACTGTGATGTTATCCTATCCGGTAAACAATAGTCGTCATCATCCCACTGTATAACTAAATCAGTGGTGGAAGCTGCTACTGAAATATTCCTTAGTTCACCTAGAGTTATTTCCTCTTCAGGTTTGGAAGCTAGTACTAGTTCCTGTACTTGGTCTGGAAAGTTCTTAGTGATGTTACTAAACCACGGTACAAAATCAGTGTTAACTATAACTATCTTTTTGTTAGGGTAGGTCTGGTTAACCCAAGCATCAAAAGCTTTTTGTGCAAACCGTTTTCTAACTGGTATGCCTGTTATCATCAGTGCAGTGATAGGTGGGAAGTTCATTATTAAATTCCTTCTATAGCTACAAAGGCTTTAGGAAAATCATCAGCTCTAAATATGATTATTCTACCTTCTTCTTCTATAGCCCAATCACCATAGAAGACTTTGGTTTTATTCTGCCCATCAGGTGAAAGGATAACACCAGATAAGTTACCCCCTTCTGTTACGTATTCCCCTGTTAGCTCTAGTTTGTATTCTCCGTAATGCATGATGAACGTTATAAATTCAGGTAGTGTTTCCAGTGTAAACTTAATGCAGGGTCTACCGGATTCTTTAGTAAAGCATTTCATCTTTTGATACTCCTTATTCTTTTGGAAAGCTTGTCTAGTTTGCTGTACACCATGAATAAGCCTATGGTGTTACCCAGACCTATTACAGCTATGATAGCCAAACAAGTAAACAGTGTTTGATAGAAGGTTAGAAAATTATTCATTTTGGGAAGTTCCTTATTCTATTCTGAAAAGCGTATGGGGGCTTAACAGTTTTGTTAATCCTACACAGACCCTTGTAGTAGTCTATGTTAGGACGTACTAAAGATTCTATACCTATATGCTGTGCTACTGCTGGATTAAGGCTATGCACTTCATAACCCATATCTAATGCTTGTCTGCACAGTTCACCATCCCACCCGATACGCTTAGTGGTGGTGTTACCAAAGAACGTTAAAGCTTCCATCCAAAACTTCCGGTGGATAAGTATACAGGTGGAAGACACTACTCCTTGTTCATTATGTATAACAAGCTTTCTAATCCTTCCTGCATTTGCTGTATTGCATCCACTAAGGATAGCTTGTCCTGCACTTGGTTTAGTTTCCAGGTGTACATCAGTTCCAGCATGGAATAGCATTTTACTAAACCAGTCCAGCTTAAATAGCATATCATCCTGTAACAGTATCACAGCATCTACGTTTGGTCTGTAGTGAAACTCTGAACTAATGGCCCTTCTAGAATTGTTATTAACTCCACCTTGTGACATAGCACCATTAACAGTAACCCTATTACTGATGCCTACCACAGACCCATTAGATATGCTTAGTGTTCCACCAGTAATTTCTAGAAACTCTTTTCTTCTAGTCCATACGTAACCATCGTATAGTGCATGGTCTATCTGGTAATAGGCTAGTGTATCACCATCGTCTGATGCATCATCGTAAACAGTTACTGGTACGTCTTCAGGTAGATTAGACCCAGACAAACTTTTTAACGTAGCGTCTAGGTATCTATACCTGTTCCTTGTAGTTATCGCTATGCTAACTTTCATTTCTTTATTAGCTCCTTCTTTAAGTATTCTGCTAAGTGTTCATACCTGTTTTCTTCAGGCATCCATACATAAAGCTTAATTCCTTTCTGTGTACACAAGCTTAAAAGGTTTAACCTTGCTTCTGTTTTTCTTACTCTATACTTTGTATGCCACAAAGATAGAAACAGTAACACGATAATACACCACTGGTAAAAGTCTACACCCATTTCAATAGCTCCTTTGATAGGCAGACACAATAGGTAGGGTTTATAGTAAAACGTTTTCACCATAACACCCTATTAGTAATTCGTTCTGGGGAATTGTAGCTTAGATGGTATTTCCTGCAATACCAATTTAAATAGCTTTTCTTAGCTCTACATTTATTATCGTATGTATACAAAGGTAGTACAGGGTGATAGTAATATCTATAGAAACTACCACCCCTGTACCTTTAAGATAATAATTATAAGTATAAAAAAAAGTTTTTCAGTTACATTTACATAAGGTGAACACTATGTACCACCATTGTATAAAATCGTTTTTAAATATAGAAACTTACTCCACTGTAGGTTTCCCATAATAAATATAGAAACACCAGAACTTAGTTAGGTGCTGGTATTACTTCAGCAAAAAGGACTGATTTACCATCTTCACGTTCTTCTTCAGTACACTTAAAGCATGGCATGAAGGGGGCTATGCAGTTAGATTGTCCTGTTAGGTGGTAGGCTTCATTCCAATAACAGCCCTTGCAAACTTCATCAGGCTTATTGGTATCTTCCACTACAGTTAACATAGTACCACCTACATCTACAATATCATTTAGTTCTAGTTCTACGTCTACTTCATTACCCATAACTACTTGTGCATCTATAACTGATTGCTTTAGTGCTTTGGTTAGATGGTGACGTTTGTTTTTTATATAGGATTTCTTTTGTGGTTTAGCCACTGTAGTAACTCCTTTCTTCACTAACGGGTAACGTTCATAGTCCACTGGTAATTTTTCCAGGTACTCTTTAAACCCTTCAGTACTTGCTGAAACCCCGGTGATGGAACCCACTGCATGGGCAGCTTCTGCTAGGCTATCAAAGAAACCATCTACCAGTGCTTCATTTTCAAAAAGGGTTCTGGTATCACCTACCACCAGAATCTTTTTATCATCCCTTAACATCATCTTCACTTTCAGGAAGTAGCCAAACTCTACAAGGTGGGAACCCCTGTAAGCCCCTGTAAGCCCTTCAGAAAGCACTATGAATACATCAGCACTTTCCACCCCTTCTAGGTCTGAAACAGCTAGGGATGGGATTCTGGCCCCTTCTGGACCTAAATTAGCTTCTTCATCCCTTCCTGATTCATATAGCCAGACTGAAGAGATAATACAGCCCTTGCTTGCCAAGTAGTCTGCAAGGTGTTTCAGTTCTTCTTTACGTTCATAGCTTCCAGCTATATACACTACATGATTGCCATTAAACATCTTACTAACCTTTCCTTTCTTTGGATTACCAAAAGAAACCAGTGATACAGTAAACGATGAACAAACCAATACCAGCAAGTAATGCCAGTGAACCAGCTTCTAAACAAAAAATAAGGAAGCTTCTAAATTCCGGTGATAGGTTGTCTGGGTTAATCATCCTTGTTAACTCCTTAAAGTATTAAACTAATTATACTGATGCCAGTAAAATAAAATACTGCTGCTTCTACACCCATGCCTAAAGTAAAACCAAAGACATAAGCTAACATGCATTTATAAACGTTAGTAAACATTACTTACCATCCCATGTTACGGGTAATTTCATTTCAGGGAAATCTTCTTTAGCTTGGGTTACTATGTCCTGCACTATAGAAATGGTTTCCCGTTCCAGGTGCTTAATACGTTCTACTACTCCACTATCCAGAAGCAGGTTATGCGTAGCTTCATTAGATAGAAATTCATCCTTTAAACTACTGCACTGCATGCGTACCTGTTCAGCCCATGCTACAGCTAGCCAGTATTTACCCATAACATAGTTAAGGTGTTCTTTGCTTCCAGCTTCATAGTTAAAGAATGGTATCTTATCCACTGGCACTATCTCTAATGGGTTCCGTTTCTCCTTCTTCTTAGCTTTGCTTTTAACCTTAACGGTTAATTTCTTTTTCTTCCTTGCTTTTACTTTCATAGTATAACTTCCTTTATGTTATCCTTTGGTACGTATTCCCTTCTGGTTACCCCATGGTGTTCTTTCCACCGTACAAGGTAAAAGGGTATACCATTCAGTTCATGCGATACAGCAGAATCTAAGCCCACTATATCACCTTCTATTAACTCTTCATCTTCCCATTCAAACCTAACCCTTTTGCCTACTAGGTCTGTGTCTTTGCTAACCATCGTCTAAACTCCTTTCATGTAGTTAAGGATATGCGCGATAACATCCACGGTAAAGGAATTACCTAAAGCCCTATACCTTTGTGCATTACTTACGAAACGGGTGTAACCGTCTGGTATCGTCTGTAGCCTTTCTATCTCTAGTGGTATGGTTCTACGTACAAGTCCATTAGACATTACCGTATAGTTCCCTTCATACGTCCTAGCGTTACTAGCCATAACGGTAGTAGCCTTATCTGGGTCTATCGCTATGCTATTCATTCTTATCTGCTTCTTCTTCCTCTTCCTGAAATCTGCTTCATCGTAGTGGGGTACATCATCTATAACGTCTTCCAGTACATCACTAAAGGCTAGCTGCTTATCTTCCGGTAGTGTAACCCCCTCTATGTTAGTCCAGTAGTACCTTACCCTATGCTGCCCACTAACCAAGCTGGAATTAATCTTAATGGGTTCCACCCCAAGCATGCTGCTTATAACGTCTAACCATTCCCGTTTCATAAAGACATTTTCCAGCAGGAAGTATTTAGGTCTGGTTTCACAAAGTAGCCTGTAGTATTCAAAGATAAGACTGCTGCGCCTATCTGCAAAGTTTAGTTTCTTTCCCCGTCTGGTGAACCCCGTACATGGTGAACCACCCACCAGTAAAAATACTTTAGGTAGGGTAAACCCATCCAGCTTGGTAACGTCACCTACTTGTATAGTGTCTGGATAATTGTTCTGCATTATCTTCATAGCGTAACCATCTATTTCAGATGCATAGTAGTTATCGTACCTGATGCCTACTCTATCCAAAGCTATCCTTGCTGCACCTATCCCATCAAACAAGGATAGTACGTTTACTTCTTTCTTCCTTCTAGCTTTCACTTCCTGTACCCCTTATGGTTAAGTAAGGTGCTATCTTAGATTCCTGTAATTGTGCTATGCAGTAGGGACAATACCAGACCCCAGCGCGTTTTCTCCACCCATGCTTTACAAAGTGGTTATTTGCTTTCCGTTTAGATAGGTTACCATCTACTTCTGCATTTTCTCCACAGTCACAAGTTAGATACCATTTCTTAATCATGGTAACCCCTTCCTTTCCTCTTTAAGTTTGAACTTCGTTTAACGTGTTCTATCCCCTCTTGCAGGTTTGCAGCAGTCCACAAGTCCCTAACTTCTTTGGTGACGATATAACCACCGGGGTTAGCACCCCTTCTATACTTCTTCAATGTAGACTTAATAACTATTTCAGTTTGTAGTAAGTCCTTCATCTTACGTAGTACGGTTTGGTATGGCAGTCCTGTTAGCTCCACCAGTTCATTAATGGTTATTGCTTTACCATCGTTCTTTTCCATCATGGCGGTAATAATATCTAAACCAAAACCATAAGCAGTATCATAGCTAACACGTTCTACCAGTTTGAATACTTCACCATCTACTTTATCCTTCCCTAGTATTATCATGTTAGCCATAGCTAGTTTAGCTAACTGCACTGCTAAACGTGTAGGTAGTTCTGGTTCTGGTTTAACTTGTAAAATATCCCCTTCCCTACTATAGGTCCATTCCACCTTTTGACGTAAGAAAGCAATCAGGTTAACAAGTGCTTCTATCTTATCTTCATAGAAACGGGGTAAACATTTTCCAGGTGGATATGGAACCAGACGATTTAAGAAAGCTTCCACTACATTTCTAACTGCTTCCCTGTTCTCTTCCTTTGCACCTATGCCCCTGATAGCTTGCAGGATAATCTTTCTACGCATACCAGACTTCACTGCTGGAAGCTGTAGCTTTAGGAA